GACGACTGCACGTCCGGCTGCCACGCCACCGACTGCGAGCATCACGGGCACGCCACCCGCGCCACTCTACCTGTACCCGGTGCCGGCGTGACTGCCGAGCCGCTGACGGACACCCTCGACGTGGAGCAGGCACGGCGCTGCGTCGTTCAGGCGTCCACTTACATCGCCAACAACAATCTCGTGGCTGCCCAAGAGGAACTCGCTGTCGCCCTCGCCGCCCTAGCCGCCACCCGTGAGGAGACCCCGTGAGGCACAACGACCAGTACCGCGACGACCCGCAGCCCATCGGCGCTGACGGATACTTCGCCGCCCACGACGCCGCCATCATGGTGATGAGAGAGAGAGAGCCGACCACCGCGTATCCGGCGCTTAGTGCTGAGACGCTGGCCGAATGGACGGAGGCACTATCGCTGGTCATCGCCAAGGCCCGGTACGGCCCCGGAGTAGACATGGGCGGCAAGCACAACCCGTTGCCATCCGAGGTACGAGAGGCCCGCTTCTTCCTTGAAGCAGTCCTAGCCCGCGCCGCCCCCACACCCCGATGGTGCGCCCGCTACTACGGCTCCGATGGGACGCTCTGCGCGACGCACAATCGTCGGTTTGCTGACAACTACGCAGCATCGAAGTGCGCCCTCGCCCTCGAATACGACGCCCTCGCCGCCCTAGCCACCACCCGAGAGGAGATGCCGTGACCGAGCCGCTGACCGCCGAGGAACTGGACAGGGTGCGTCAGATTGCCGGGACCGCGCCCGATACTGAGATTGGCCGACTGTTCGTCCGACTCGCCGCGCGCGCCACCCCCACACCCGACACCCTCGACGTGGAGCGGCTGGCGATGGCGATGCGAGCCGTTTGGCCGGGTTGGTCCGAGGAAGCCTCCTCACGGGTGGCGGCGAGGATGGCGAGGGCGACGTATTCGGCGGCGATGAGGGCGGCGTACTCGCGCATCTCGCGTTGCGCTTCCTCCGTGGTCGACGCCGTGACCGAGCCGCTGTGTGACCACGAGTGGAGCGGACCACTCGACAAGGCCCCGACGTGCGTCAAGTGCGACATGGCCTACCGCCACCCGAGAGGAGCTGAAGTGACCGAGCCGCTGAACCTGACCCCGGAACAAGCACTCGGAGTCGCGCTGTCCGTAGCCGCTCCGACGATGGTCATGGGCGACGCTCAGGCCGCCGCTCCCGACATGCTGGCCCACCTGAACGCGATGGGCTACACCCTCGCCGCACCCGAGCCGAGCGACCTTATCCATGAGGCATGGGGAGTCATCGCCAACGCTGGCGGTGGTGACTGGTCGAAAGAAACCCCGGAGTGGCGGTCCGCTGCCGCCAACTTCAGCGACAAGATGCACGCCGCCACTCTCGCCACCCCCACACCCGACACCCTCGACGTGGAGTGCCCGCATTGCGTCGTGAGCCATGAATGGCCCTGCCCGACCATCGGGCGCTGCGACGAGCCGGGCTGCGGGCGAGAGGCGACCTGTGGCTGGCCGACCAGACCGGGAGGGACCGGACCGAACGGCGGCTACCGGCGCACCTGCGGCGACCATATGCCGGTGATGTCGTGACCATCACCTACTTCGCTCTGACGCAGGTCGAGTCGCTGCTCGTCATCGCCTGCGCCCTGCTGGCCTTTGCGACGTTCAGCCTCTTGTGTCGCCGGGTGTTCCGGCGGTGACCATCATCGGGAGACTCCTCTGCCGGCTCGGCTTCCATCGCTACGAGCTGGCGGGCGCGACATGGACCCGGGCCGTGTTCGTGTGCGACCGGCCTGACTGCTACGAGATACGGTCAGAGGACCGCGAGTAGGATTGGGCTGATGGTTGCACCAACCAAGCTCACGCCGCTCGTCCAGCAGGCCGTCGTCGAGGTTCTGCGCAGTACCGGATGCAGTCGCACGCAGGCCGCTCGCCACGTAGAAGTGGACCGGGACACGTTCGCTCGATGGATGAAGCGAAGCGCGGCATTCCGCGGCGCGGTGGAGAAGGCCGAGAACGACTACGACATCGCCCTCATCGGCCGGGTGCGAGCGCACGCCACCCGGAGCGAGAAGACGGCCCAGTGGCTACTGGAGCACCATCCCCGCCATCGTGCAGAATGGGGCACGAAGGCCGAACTGACGCTCGTCGGCCCTGATGGTCAGGCACCACAGGTCGAGGTGAAACACACGCATGGCCTTGCCGCAGGAACGGCCGACGCCCTTACCCAGCTCACCGCTCTCGCGGCCAGCCTCGATGTCATGGTCCGAGTGGGTCTCATCGCTCAGCCCGGAGGAAGTGAGCCGCGCCTTGTCGGCAGTGGCTCCGCTGACGACCCCGAAGTGGACGAGGTACATCCCGCATAGCCCGCACCCTACGCAGCGGGCGTTCCTTCTCACCGACCATATCCTTGACGTCTTCTTCGGCGGCGCTGCCGGCGGTGGCAAGAGCGACGCGCTGCTCATGGCCGCGCTCCAATACGTCGACGTCCCCCGATACAACGCCATCCTGTTCAGGCGGACCTTCCAAGACCTGAGCCTGCCGGGCGCCCTGCTCGACCGAGCGCGTGACTGGCTCCAAGGGACCGACGCCAAGTGGGATGACCGCGAGCACACGTGGCGGTTCCCCAACCCTGAGTACGACGCGACCATCTACAAGGACGGCGCGACGCTGACGTTCGCCTACCTCCAGACCGAGAACCAGAAGCACCGCTACGCGTCGGCCGACTTCCAGTTCGTCGGGTTCGACGAGGTCACGTCGTTCAGCCGGAGCATGTTCACCTTCCTGTTCTCCCGGCTGCGCAAAGACGTAGACCTCGACGTACCGCTGCGGATGCGCTCGGCGTCGAACCCCGGCAACAAGGGCCACGATTGGGTCAAGGCCCGCTACATCGACGGTGGCGAGCCGGCCGCCGTGTTCATCCCCTCGAAGGTGCAGGACAACCCAAGCCTGAACCTCGCCGAGTACCTCCTGTCACTGGGCCAGCTCGACCCGGTCACCCGGGCGCGCCTGCTCCGTGGCGACTGGGACGTCCGAGAGGAGGGGATGTTCAAGCGCGAGTGGTTCGGCCAGACGTTGCGCGCTGCCCCGCAGGGCCAGCTCCGCACGGTGCGCTACTGGGACTTGGCCGCCACGGAGGAGACCGACGACAACGACCCCGACTGGACGGTCGGGGCAAAGCTCGGCATCGACCCACACACCCGGCGCCTGTACATGCTCGACGAGCGCCGGGTGCGCTACGGTCCCGGGCGGGTCGAGAACCTCGTGCGGGCGACAGCCCAGCAGGACGGCCCCACCACGGCGGTCCGCATCGAGCAGGAGCCCGGTGCCGCCGGCAAGTCGCTCATCAACTACTACTCGCGCCACGTGCTCCAAGGCTTCAACGTCCGTGGCATCCCATCTACGCAGAGCAAAGAGACGCGCGCAGCCCCCTTCGCATCGCAGGCCGAAGCGGGTAACATCATCGTGGTCGAGGGGCCGTGGGTCACGGCGTTCCTCGACGAGGCAGAGGGGTTTCCGATGGTCGAGCACGATGACCAAGTCGACGCGTGGTCCGGCGCGTTCCATGACCTCATGCGTGGCGGGACCGCCAGCAGCGAGAGCTACATCGGGACGCCCCGCGAGGAGGTCGTCCGCAAGGGCGACCTGACCCTGCGCGGACCCCGCTACCTCGACAAGGAGTGATGGGTGGCTGACCTCTATCCCGAGCCCATGCAGGCCGGCCAGAAGATGCTGGACACCCGCCTTGGGCCAGTCGACGAGGAGCGCCAGACGTTCCTCCGCAAGGCAGCGTTCATCGACCAAGCGCGGCTCGCCCGTTACGCCACCGCCGAGACGTACTACGACGGGCTCCAGACCACGTACCTGACCGACCGAGCGAAGACCTACCTCGAAGCGAACGGCATCGCGTATCAGGAGAACTTCTGCGAGGTCATCGTCGACGCCATGGTCGAGCGCCTCTCGGTGGTGGGCGTGCGCTCCGACAGCGAAGTGTTCGACGCGTGGGTCTGGACTGACTGGTGGGACCACAACGAGGGCGACGTCCTCCAGCTCACCGTCCACACCGAGGCCGCGAAGAAGGGCGACGCCTTTGTCATCCTCGAATGGAGCGCGAAGCTCGGTCGTGTCTGCGCACACTTCAACCGCCCCGAGCTGATGAACCCGGTCTATCGTGAGGGCCGGCTCATGTACGTCGCGAAGGTGTGGGACAGCGAGGCCGAGAGCCCGACCAACCCGACCGGCATGGCCGTGCGCCGGATGAACCTGTACTACCCGGACCGAGTCGAGAAGTGGTTTGCCACCTCGTCAGGCGACAAGGCGGCGTGGGGCCGCTGGCTCGACGACACCGACACTGAGTGGCCGGTCGCATGGACGTACGAGGGCAAGCCGCTGGGCATCCCGGTCATCCACTTCGCGAACAAGGCCCGCGGCGACCACTTCGGCCGACCCGAGCACTTGGGCGCCATCCCGCAGCAGAACCGCCTGAACAAGGAACTGCTGGACCTCTCGATGGTCCTCGACCAGCTCGGCTTCCCGCAGCGGTACGCCATCGGCGTCGGTGACACGAGCGGGCTGAAGAACGCCCCGGGCGAGGTCTGGCGCACGGACTCCACTGACGGCACCTTCGGGCAGTTCGACGCCGCCAACCCGGCGGGTCCGCTGGCCGCCATCGAGGCGACCCTCGTACGCATGGGCACACGCTCGAACACGCCGGCTCATCGCTTCACCCTCACTGGCGGCTACCCGTCAGGCGAGGCGTTGAAGGTCGCTGAGGCCGGGCTGACCGCCAAGGCGCGCAATCGGCACACCGTATGGGGAGGTGGCCCGTGGGCCGCTACGTTCCGCATGGCCGCCGCGCTGACCATCGTGTACGGCGCCGGCTCTGGCGCGGGGCTGACGATTGGGCTCGACGAGCTGATGCGTCTGTCCATCAACCCGACGTGGGCGGACCCGGAGTCGCGCAACGAGAAGGAACATCTGGAGACGCTGGGCCTGATGCACGGGCTCGGGGTCTCGAAGCAGACGCTCCTCACGATGATGCCGGGCATTGACGCCACGCAGGAGATGAAACTGCGTGAGCGGGAGGAGGACGCGATGGCCGAGCGTCAGGGCCGGGTGATGGACGCCGGCCTGCCGCCACCGAGCATCGCCGGAGGAGTCGGTGGCCCGGAGAGGTAGGGCCAAGCGCGGCCTGACCATGCGCTGGCACAAGGGAGACCGGACCGAGTTCGTGCCGTTCAACCGCGACGCCGTAGTGGTATGGCGCGACCGCTTCGGCACCGTCAACGTAGCTGGCTGGGGACCGCCCGTCGACCCCGACAGTGAGGCGTTCAACGTGGCCGTCCGCTACGTCATCGTGTCGCTGGGCCTGAACCCCATCATCGAGCCGAGCGCCGACGAGCGCCTCGATGGCTGACCTCTACCAGCTCGTCGACGAGCAGCGGTCGTACCTGTCCTCGCTGGACCGCGTCACAGCCAGCCAGATGCACGCTGCGTACTCGAAGGTGCTTGACCAAGCCCGCATCGACTACAAGGGCTTCACGGCTCGTCTGGAGACGTGGCAGCAGGCGCACCCGTCGATGGACCCGCGCGGTGCCTCGCCGCCCCGCCACTGGGTCTTCCAGCAAGCGCGCTACCAAGACCTCGTCACGCAGCTCGAAACGAACCTCACCTACTACGCCAAGGTGAGCGCGCTCTCCATCACCGAGGCGCAGCGCGCCGCCATGGGCAAGGCGCAGGGCGACATGACCGAGGTCATCCGGGCCTCGATGGGTGGCGACGAGAAGGCCGCCGGCCATATCTCGATGGCCGTCCTGCCAGAGGACGCCATCGAGGCGGTCGTGGGCTTCACGAGCGACGGGACACCGCTGAACACCCTTCTGCGTGAACGGTCCAACCGAACGTGGCAGGACGCCAGCTCGACCATCGTCAACGGAGTCGCGCTCGGGCAGGGTCCGGTGGAGGTGGCGAAGCGCCTCGACACGCAGCTCACCACGCTCCACTGGCAGAACCTCCGGCTCGCCCGAACTGAGTCCATGCGGGCCTACCGCGAGGCGCAGCGGGTGAACATGCTCCAGAACTCCGAGGTCATCGCCGGCTGGCGCTGGTCGAGCGCCGCTGACGCCCGGAGCTGCCCCATCTGCCTCGGCCAGCACGGCAAGGTCTTCCCGCTGAAGCACGTGGCGCCCGGCGACGTCCCGCCCGACCTCGCTCACCACAAGGGCTTGGGCGACATCCTGTCCAAGCCGCCCCACACCCACGCTCGCGTGGACCTCGACATCGAGGCCACGGTGCGCTGAACGATGGTTCGGGAGGGGTATTGGCGGGAATATCGGGCAAGGAACCGGGAGCGCATCCGGGCACAGGAGCGAGCCCGACGCACACCCGAGAGCAGGAAGCGCCGGCATGTCGCCGAGGTGGCCCGACGGAAGCGGCTAAGGAACGACGCGCCGGACGGGCTGATGGCGCTGCCGCTCGGCGGGCACGAGCTGATAGAGCGGGCCATGGCGATGACCAAGCCCCCGGCGCCCGGCGGCGCCTTGCGCTGGTCGGGCGAGCTGGACTACGAGGACCGGGTCATGGCAGCGGTCGAGGCCATGCTGGCCGGCACCGACCCAGCAGAGGCGATGCGAGCGGTGGGCAGCGAAGCCATCGCATGGGCCAAGGGCACGGTTCAGGCCACGGACCTGTTCTGGAGCGGGTTGACAGACGCGGCGCAGTAGTGAGACAGTAGCCCAGCAAGGGAAGGCAGACCAGCGGGCGAGGCGCAGCGCAGTTCGGATAATCGCTGGCTCGCCGTGAGGCATTGGGGACGCCCACGGCCCCTTGCGTAGAAGGGAGCAACGGGATGGGATACATCGAGGCACTCGAAGCCGCCGGGGCCGTCGTCCACAGCGACGCAAGCTTCGGGTCGTATCAAGGCGACTGGCTCGCGTTCGTCACGTACAAGGACCAGACTGGACTCGTGCGGGGGGGATACGGCTCATGCTCGGGCTGTGACTCGTTCGCGGCTGAGTTCGACGACTCTGAGGGGTGCGACGAACACCGATGGCATGAGCAGCCCGAGACGTGCGAGCCGTGCGCCGTCGCTAGAGTCGAGAGCAAGAGCAAGCTCGCTGCGTTCGGGGAGAGATACTTGGACAGCATCGAAGCGCCCGACGAAGTCATCGCCGAGTTCGTGGAGCAGAGCGTGTGGGACATGAGTGCTCCAGAAGTCGTGGCATGGGTCAAGGCGCTGACGCCGCCATGACCTTCGCCTACTACATCAAGCAGCACCCCGGCCCGAGCGAGGCCGCGGCCGTTCTCCGCGTCCGGGGCACCGAAGGCTGGTACCTCGACCGCTCGACCGGCGAGTGGGTCGCCGCGCCGTGGGTCCGCACCGAGGTCGACTGGGGCAACGAGACGTTCCTCGTGTCGCCCGAGCAGGCCGCCGTCGCCGCGAAGAAGTGGGGCCACGCTCTCGCGTAGAACCTAGTTGACATGGTGGCGCGCCCGTGGGACACTTACGCCATGGCACGGAAGAACCACTCCTGCACCAAGACCGAGGCGAGGGAGCACCGCATCGCGCGATTGGCGAACCGCGAGGAGGTCATCGCCCACGCCGGGCGCTCGCCCGAGCGGCTGATGACCGGGCACGCGCTCTGCGGCGGCTGCTTCAAGCCGGTCTCCGTGTGCAGGATGGGTCGCTACCACCACGTCTCAGCGAAGGGAGAAACGGGATGAACAAGGCAGATGTTCCCAATCGCCGGGGCGTCTACTACGGCCGGAGGTGCCAATGCGTCGCCGACCACAACCTCGACGGCAACCCTGCCCGCTGCCTGAACCCCGTCATGGGCAAGGACCGCAAGTGCGCCAACTGCAAGGTCGCATACTGGAAGGGAAGCGCGCGATGACCGCCCGGGGCCGCGCCGGCAACGGAAACGTCACCATGACGATGACTGACCGCCTGTTCACGGTCGACGCCAACGACGCCGCCGCACGGTCGATGCGTGCGCAGGGCTTCCTGTTGCGTGCGCAGGCCGTCGTCGCCATGGCGTCGACCATGGGCTGGGACACCAGCGAGGCCGAGGTGCTCATCAACCGGGGCAAGCGCGGCGTCGCCAACGCGGGCTTCGTCGTCACGCTCTGGAGGGCCGCCAAGTGAGGTTCGACGACGTCGACTACTCCAGCCTGCCGAACCATATGCAGGAGGGCGCCAGCGACTACGTTTCCAAGGGCTCTCTGCCCGGCGGCTTCTTGATGGCGGTGCTGTCCAACGACCTCGTCGGTGCCTTCGGGCAGGCGGACATCATCAACACTCACGCGATGCGCGATTGGGCGGCGTGGCTCCACAACGAGGCGCCCAGTGAGTGCTGGGGTTCACGTGAGAAGGTCTACGCGTGGGGCGTCGCGCGAAGGGCGGAAGCGGAGGTCGTTCCCCATGGATAACTGCCCGGCGTGCGGCGACCCAATCGACTACTGCCAAGGCCACGGCGAGATTGGCGACCCAGCCGGGTTCGCCCGGCTGGAAGCCCACGACGACGGCGACCACTCGGACTGCCATCCCGACGGGTGCGAGGCGCTCACCGAGCGCACGCGGTCGCATTGGCAGCGGTCCATGGCGTCGTACTAGCCCTGATATCCTCGCCACCATGGCGAGAGGGGTCATCACCGTCACCGTCGGGTCGCGCATCCGGCCAAGGGGCATCTTGCTCCTCGCCCGAGTCGCGGCCCGTCTTGGCGCCCTGCGCGTGGCGGCGTGGGCCATCCGCCGCGTCCGGGTCGAGGTCAACTTCGACGGCGGGCCGTGGGTGCTGTCCGGCGTTCAGGTCTACCTGACCGTCGACGGTCAGCGCCACCATGGCTGAGGCGGTCGCCGCCCGAGTCCCGGTCGTCGACTACATGCACACGCACCCGAACTGCCGGTGCGTGATGGTCCCGGTCGCGAAGTCGTGGACGGAGCTTGGCTACCCTGAGATTGACGCGGCCATCGCCTCGGGCGAGCTGGATGGGCCGGCCAAGACTCAGAGCGGCGAGGACGTCCTGCGAGGCATGTCGGTCCGCCAGCAGCAGCGCACCCTCGGTCGAGGTCGCTGGGGCGCGTGGCGCGGCTCGACTGTTCCGGGCGCACCGGAGGGCGTCGGGCTCCCGCTGAGCAGGTTCTACGTGGACCGCTACAACGAGGAGTGGGGCTGGATGCTCCAGCTCCGCAACTTCGAGTCGACCATGACCGAGCTGGCGCAGGAGACCTCGCCAGAGGTCGCTGAAGCCGTCAGGACGTGGCGCTACCCGCCCAAGCAGCTCGTACGCCAGTACCGCTCGGAGATGCCCCTGCCGGCGCTCCCGCCGGCCGTTGCGGAGACCGTCCGCGAGGAGACCGAGATTGCCATGGGCCGCTGGCAGACGAAGATAGCGACCGAGATTGCCGACGACATCGGCGAGGAGGTCGCCACCGACGACGCGCGGGTCGACGCCAAGATTGTCCAACTGAACGCCGCCGTTCGGGCAGCCCTCGACCCGGTCAAGACCGAGGTGCGCATCCGCGTCCCCGAGGCCGTGCTCGGTAGCATCCTCGACGACGGACGGTTGAAGTCGCAGTTCGAGGTGGGCCGCTCCCGTGGGATGTTCGACCCGGACACACGGGCGAATACCGAGCGCATCCGGTTCGGCTACGAGGCCGTTTGGCCTGACGGCAATCCGCTCAACCGCATCGAGTTCCCGGTCGAGCAGCGGCCCATCTACGGCTACATCGGCGACGTGTGGGAGGACGGGGCGACAGACCACTACGGCAACGTGGTCATCCGCCTGCGTGACACCGTGGACGCACGAACCACCGTGACCGGCGTCGACTCGCTCATCTTCGGGACACGCACCGAATACTCGCAGGCCGCCGCTGTGCCGTACGTCGAACCGACAATCGCCATGATGCCGACCCTGCGCGGTGCCGCCGACGTCCTCGACTCCAGAAACCTCGAAGACCTCGGGCTCGGCGAATACATCGAGGCGCAGGTCCACGGTCAGGTCACGCTCGACGACATCGCCGAGGTGGTGTTCACGGAGTCGCTACCCGAAGCGTTCATCGGGGACGCGATTGACGAAGACGACTTCACGGAGATGCAGACCAACGCCAATCAGGGCAGGGAGCGGCGCGAGCAACTGAAGACCCGCCTGACTGAGCTGGGCATCCAGTGGCGCACCGTTCCTACGTGGAACGAGGACCGTGTTGCCGGCAAGGCCGTCGACCCCAAGCCCGCAATCGCCAAGCCCACCGCCAAGCCGCGCGCTGTTGCACGTGAAACACGGACCCCGGTGCGCAGGCGAGCGGCGGCGCCTGCGCCGATGTACGGCCCGGTCGAGTCTGCGTGGGTCGACCCCGGCGAGAAGCCCAACGAGCGGATGCCCGAGGACATCACCTCGTGGCCGAACGACGTGGCGATGGAGTGGTTCGACGCGAAGCGCAAGCTCGTGCAGGCATGGACGAACGCCATCCAGACCGGGCTCTCCATGGGGCTCATCACCAAGGAAGACGCGGTCGAACGGGGCTGGGACTACCCGAGCGGGCGCATCGACAGCATCGGCCCGCTGCCGGCCACGCTCTACCACGCCACCACGGCGGTCAGCGCCATCATGGCGACGGGCCTGAAGACGCGCGACGAGCTGTCCGGCGTCACGGCCCTCGGCGGCGGCCCGACCGACACCATCTCGTTCACGACCGACAGGGCCATCGCGGTGCGCATCGCCGAAGTGTTCATCGAGGCGCACGATGTCCTGACCGGCGCGCTGACGTTCGAGACGCTGGTCGAGCGGGCCGAGGCCGGCGGGTTCCTGAACGAGTGGATTGGCAGCGTGGTCGGTGGGCGAGACCTGCCAGTGGGGCCGGAGGGTGACGCCCGGCGGGCGACGTTCTACCGATTGTTCCGCGACCGGCTGAAGTACGAGCGCGCATCCTTCCCCCTGCCGGCGAACGAGCTGCCGGCGGGGTCCATCCCTGACGCTGACGCGGCGTCGGTCGGTGGCGACGGCGTGGTGCGCTACTACGCATGGGACCGGCCGATGACCGAGGACGAGTACCTCGAAGACCTGTTCGACGCGTGGCGCGGCCCGTACAACACGTGGCAGGAGGTCAAGGGTGGGCCGATGGACCCGCTGTTCTTCAGCCCGGACATCGAAGCCCTGAAGCGCATGGACGTGTCGCAGGTCGGCGTGGTCGAGGGGACGCCCGTGCCGGGTGCGGTCGGCGTGCAGGTCAGCAGCCTCGGCGAGTGGCGCACGTGGGCCGGCGCTGCCGTCACCGTCCAGCAGATGGTCATGCAGGGGCCGGCGGTGGCCGTGGAGGAGGCAGTCAGGTCGGAGGAGGAACAGCCCGAGGCAGGTCCACCGGCCGACTACGTGCCGGCGCCCATCGGCCTGCGCTTGGACCGCCCCAAAGACCCGCAGCGTGCCCGGGTGTTCGACACGGCGCTCGTCGCCCGCGAGGCCATCGCCAAGGCGCTCGGCATCAACCCGTCCGAGTCGCGCTGGTCGGGCGACGTCATCATCGAGAGCAACTCGTATCCACGTGGCGGGTACTTCAACTGGGAGGGCTCGCTCGCCATCCGCGATGCGACCGAGCAGTCCATCGCCCGGCGCATCGGGCTGGTCGTCCACGAGATGCTCCATGCCGCGTCGGCCGGCTCGCACCCTGCCGCCTACCGCGTGTGGCCGGGCTGGGAGGAAGGCGTCGCCGAGGGGCTGACGCAGATACTCGTCGGCGAGGTCGCTACGACCATGGGCTACGACGCCGCGTCGGTCAACGAGACCCGCGGCATCGAGGGGTACGCGGAGTACACCGGCCCGCTGGAGACCATCCGCGGGCTCCTCGGGATGACGCCCGAGGCGTTCTACGTGGGCCTCATCCGCACGCCCATCATGGACCGCCCCAAGCAGGTCAAGGACTGGGCCTACGACAAGCTCACCACACCGAATGACTGGCGGCGCGTGTGGGCCGCCGTGCGGGCGCTGGACACCGCCAACCCCATCGCCAGCGAGGAGTACCGGGCTCCCGAGCGCATGGGCCGCCGCGGTCGACTGCGCGACCTGTCTGACGTGGTCGAGGAGCTGCGCCTGCTCGTCGACATGCCGGCCCCGAGCTTCTACGGCCCGATGCTGAACCTGCCCGGGCGCGACGTCGCCAACCGCCTTCAGGAGTACCTGAACGCCTACCAAGAGACCCGGCAAGCGTTGACCCCGGAGGAGCGCGAGGCGACGCGCGAACAGAACAACCGGCTGCTGCGCCAGCTCGGCGGGGTGGGCGCGTCCGGCACCGTCTCAGTCGATGGGTTCGGGTTCGGCGTGGCGCCCGCTGACACGCGCTCGCTCAACGAGGTGGCCCGCAGCGCCTACCAGCAGGCCGTGGTGGCCGAACCCGGCATCACGGCTGACGTGGTCGAGATTGGCGCGGCGCTGGGGCTGGACCCGGACTACGAAGGCAGGGTGCTCGACAACCGCCTGAAGTCGGAGTTGAGTCTGCGCAGGAAGATTGGCAACGACGCCGCGGCCGAGGCCGTGACGTTCGAGCAGGCGGCGGCCAATCTGAAGGACACGGTCCGATACACCTATGTCGTCGAGGTCGAGGGCTACGCGGCCTCGTATCGAGCGACCGAGGCGGCGTTCCTCGCCCGGGGCTACACCCTTCTGCGCACCAAGAACTTCTGGCATCCCGAGCCGCGCCAGTATCAGGGGCTCAACTCGGTCTTCATCAGCCCGACCGGGATGCCCGTCGAGGTCCAGTTCCACACCGCCGACAGCCTGCGGGCGAAGAACCTCAACCACGAGCTGAAGGACGAGTTCGAGCTGGCGACCACGACCGAGGAGCGCCGGGAGGAGCTGCTCCAGCAGATGCTCGACAATCAGGCGCCCATCCCCGACCCGCCCGACGTGTACGGCATCGGCGAGAGCGTCGACCGCACGCCCATGCTCGGCCCGGTCGAGAGCATCATCGAAGGCGCCATCGGCAGCGCCGCGCAGTCGGCCTTCACGGTCGTAATCCCCGACCTCAACACCGCGCGCCTCGAAACGCGCCTGCACGCGGTCGAGCCGAGCTGGAACATCCGGCGCAACCAGCGCGAGCTGGACGAGCTGGTCCTTGTCTTCGGCTTCCCGACGACCGGCCAAGAGGGCACGGTGCTCCGCTCCGACTCGGGCCGGTTCCCGGTGTACGTGACGTATGCCATCGGCACGGGCGAGCCGTTGTCCGCCTACCAAGACGGCAACCTCATCCTCGGCGCCAGCGTCAACCAGAGCGTCGTCACGGGCATGTACCAGCAGGTGCTCGCCCGAGAGGGCACAGCGGGCCTGACGCCCGCAGAGAAGGTCGACGCGGGTCCGACGCTGACGCTGGGCGGTGCTGGCGTGGTCGACTTCGAGATTGGCCGGGTCACGCCGGCAGAGGTCGAGGCCGAGGCTGAGTCCGACTGGGGCCGCGCGCCTGACTCCGTCCCGTGGACAGACCTCGTGTCGAACGTGATGCTCGACTATCCGACCGACGTGTCGAAGGCGGGGACCATCGAGCGTATCGCATGGGTCGGAGGGCGCGCGTTCGACGGCACGGAGGGCTGGGTCTCCTACATCCGCCGTGACTCGCTCGGCGTCGCGGCAGCCATCTACGCCATCGACGTCGTCAACGGCGCGCCGCGCTTCGCCGAGCTGGCGTTCCACCCCGACTACCCGAACATGCTGACGCCCGACACGACGCGCGAGCTGCGCCGCCATGCGTGGCTGGATGGCTTCGCGTCGCCGCCGGCTCCTGCGCCCGAGCGGACGCTCGTCCGGGCTAACGCCACCCGGAGGATGCGGTTGCGCACGAGCTGGAACGACTCCACTCGCCGCGAGAACGAGCTGGCGGCGGACCTGACCGGCGACCTCACGAACCAGTTGGTCGCGTTCTCGAACGGCGTGGGCTACTTCAACGCCGACTCGCGCCTCGTGATGTTCCGGCGCAACGGGGAGCGCGTCATCCTCGTGAGCCCTGACGTCACGAACCCCGATGATGCCGAGCTGCTCGCCATCTTCAATCGGACGCCCTTCCCGACGACGCCCGCGCCGACGGGCGTGCCAGTGAGCTACATCTCCCGGGAGCGAGGCCGCTGGGAGTCGGTGTGGAGCGCCTACGGGACGGCTATCCGCGCGGACGCACACTGGAGCGACCCCGGTGTGTGGGAGCTGGACGTCGAGGGCCAGCCTATCCGCTACTGGGTCACGACCGAGGGCGTCGCCGGGGTGTGGGAGCTGCACATCGACGGCGACGGCTCGGTGAGCCTGAACCCCGACTTCGACATGACGGGCCTCGATGACGCCGCCATCACGGCGCGCTTCAGCATCGAGCCGAACACGCGCCCGACCGTAGTGGCCGGGCTTGGGCGCGAGCGCGCCGCGGTCACGATAGAGCGCGTGTCGTCCCCCGACTTCACGCGAAGGGCGATTGCGCTGGGCCTGCCGACGCATATGTCGGGCCGAGTTGGCCGGGCCATGCAGGCGCTCACTACCAGCATCGGAACGCAGGTTCTCGCCCTGTTCGACGGCGGCGCACTTCAGGCGTTCAGGGTCGACCATGGCGACCGAGTCCATGGCGACCGAGTAGCCATCGTGACCGACGACGCGTCGCCGCTCACGGACGCCGTACTGCACTCGTATCTCGCGGCGGCTCCCGGGGTCGTAGTGACCCCTCCAGACCCACTCATGGTGGACGACGACGTACTGTGGGCCGACCTCGGTGCCCGCTCCACCGTCCGCGCGGGCGAAGACATCATCGCCGAGACCCCTGACGGCCTGCTCGTTTACTACGCCCTCGGGCTCGCGACAGCCACGAAGGACACAGCGACCGGCGTCATCCGATACCGCAGCGCCATCGGGCCGGTAGCCGCCCGGGCGGTCTGGAGCGACCCGAACGTGGACGGCAGCACCGGCTCGGCCCCAGCCGCCCCGGCCCCAGCCGCCGAGCTGCCGGCCGATTGGGACGAGGCGGTCGGCTCGTTCATCCTCGACCGCTGGGACGGCACGAACATCACGGGCACGGTCACGGTCACGGAGTGGGACCGCAGCAACCCGGTCGAGGACGGCCCTGCCGGCGCCATCGTTCGCATCCCACCGCCCGGCGGCAACGTGGTGATGTACGCGTCGTACGACGGCTTGGGCAAGCCTGACGGGTTCCTGTTCCTGCCGAGTGACGACGATGGCGAGCTGGGCATCGTGGTGACCAGACCCGGGCTCGACGACATCACGAGCGGCGCCATCGCAAGTGAGCTGCGCACCCGCGCCCGTCAGGCGGTCTTCATCCTGTCCGCGACGTGGGCTCGCGCCAACGAGGCCCAGCGTCAGACCGTCGGTGTCCGGGTCTTCATTCCGCCACCCGCGCCAATCCAAATCATCATTCCACCACTCGCGCCCCGGCCCGCCATGCCGACGGTCGCCGGCATGGGCTACGACGCCATCCAGACCGACTACGACTTCGACGCGACGATGAACACCGTCGCTGGTGGCATGGAACAGGACGGTCAGGTCAACGACATCTCCGAGGTGCTGGACGGCCCGCCCAACACGTTCGCCCTGCACGGCCCGTACAGCTCACCGTGGAGCGGCGAGACGAACGGCGGCGTCGTCTACTACGGCCCGCACGGCGGGGCGGTGGCCGTGGCCCACATCGGCATGGCGCAGGGCGGTCAGACGACGCCCGACAACCCGGACGGAATGCGCTCGACCGGCGTTCACTACATCAAGGTCCATCCGTCGTTCCGGCGACTCGGGATTGCCACGAGGCTGTATGAGTGGGCCACGCTGGCCGGGCTCCAGATTGAGGAGGAGTCGGGTCTCCACGGCCTGACCACTGACGGTGGCCGGTATTGGTCGGCCCGCCGAGCCAAGCCGTTCAGCCGGGTGTCCATGGCCGTCAGCCGGATGCGGCCCGAGCTGGGCGATGCGACCACGTTCGACGACGTCATCCATCTGCGCAAGAACAAGGTCATCGCCGAGGCGACCGACGCGCTCCCGAAGGAGCTGGCCGCCGACGGTGTCGACCTCATCGAGGGGGCGCCGGCCGCGTACTTCCTCGGGCGCCCGGGCTCCGCGTACGGCACAGCGAGCCCCTCAGCCACGCTCCCGAGCGAGATTGGCAAAGCGAACATCAAGCGCGTCATCCCGGCCAGCAACCCCGTCATCGGCCGCTTCGAGAACGGCGCGGAGCCGTCGCAGACCATCGAGATAGACCCGACCGAGGCGACCCTCGACGACATCGACTTCGCGGGCGCGTATGCTGTCCGTCGGAACAAGCAGGATGCCGTCATCACCACGCTGGTCGGTGACGTGTTCGAGCGGCTTGGGCTGCCGGCCAACGGCGTGTCCATCCGCATCGAGGGCATCCCGCTGGGCCGCATGGCCGAGGTCTTCGCTGACGTGGGCGTCATCGTTCCGATGGCGACCATTCACGACGCTACGGGCATGGTCGAGTTCAGCTCGTACGACGCGATGCTGACCGACGAGGTGAGGGCCGCGTTCGCCACGCTGGCGCAGAAGTACGGCGCCACGATGAACGTCCTGCCGGCGCATATCCGGTGGTACTGGCACGACCAAGAAACGCTCGACGCAGCAAAGGAATGGTTCAGTGGACCCCAAGACGCCAGCTTCCTCGCCAACGCCATCAAGTCCCGCCTTGTCGCTGCGGGAGATGCTCGACGCGCAAAGCGCATCCGAGCGCGCCGACGCCGTAGCCGCGTTCGACCGGGCGAGGGCGACGGGGCTGGAGGCGCACCGAGCGGGGACGGTCTCGCCGCGAGTGACGATGCTCGTGCCCAGCCTCTTGCCAGACGAGCCTTCCCTGCCGGAGCCATCCGACTCGACCCCGACCTGACCCGACCCCTTCGCGGGGAAAGCACGTTCCTGTTGGGCGAGGTCCGAACGCAGGCCGCGGGGGTGCTCGCGGAGGTCGAGGCTGCGACCGGGCTCGTGAACGTCAACTGGACGGGCCGGGTGAAGTGGCTTGTGCCCGGCGGCAAGCATGACGGAGCGCAGGCTGCGCTCGGCTGGGACGGCACCCTCTACGTAGACAAGAACCTCCTCCTCTCGACCGACACGGAGGCACTGCGCCACGTGCTCGTCCACGAGATGCTTCACGCGGTGAGCCAGACCACGGCTGAGAACTTCCAGCGCGACCCGTTGATGGAGGAGGGCATGGTCGAGGGTCTGGCTCGGGACATCACGGGCTACACGACTACCGCCTACCAGACCGCCTTGACCGCGTGGGAGCAGCTCCGTCAGGCGATGGACGTGCCCAAGCGAACGTTCTACGCAAAGGTCTTAGCGGAGCCGCTGGAGACCCGGCGTGAGGTGCTGCGCGACTGGGCGGCGGCGCGCATGGGCGTGCCGGAGGGCTATCGGGCGGTCGTGCTGGCGACCTTCCGAAGCGAGGGTGCCGGCGACGCGGGACAGCGGACCATGCTGGCGCTCGATGCGTTCCGCATCCTGTTGGGCAAGCCCGCGGATAGCTTCTGGCGCGACATCGCCCAATCGGCTGACCCGTGGCGGGCGATGATGGCCCTGTCGGCCGACGTCAGGGATGCAGCGGAGCGGAATGGGTGGCCGAGCTGGGCTGGTGCGCTGGGCATCGCGGTCGGGTTCGTGCGCGACATCGCCGAGGTCGACGGCCGTCCGTGGCCGCAACTGGCTATGGACATCATCGCGGGGCGTGTTACGCTGGCGCAAGCAGGTGCCAGCGTCCATGGGGCAGTTCCGCCGGACGGCGCCGCGCCTGCTGTTCGGGCTATGCGTGAGCGCCGAACGAAGCGAGCACTGGAGAAGCGGATGTCGAGACGGATGGCAGTCGAGGCGGCAGAGGTCGTGCGGGCGACACGCCGGCGCGGTGGTGGCGACTGGCCGCCCGTGGTGGCGCCATGAAGGACCAGCCGGCCATCCGCAAGCTCGTGCGCAACCGCATCCTCGGCGCTCGTACGCCCACGGACATCACCGAGGCCGAGGCGCTTCTCGACGAGTGGCTGGCCGCGCACCCCGACGACGAGGCCGTGCGCATCGAGGCGTCCGGTCTCCAGCGCATGAAGGACGCCCTGCGGCTCATCGACGCCGGCAAGGGCGATGAACGAGACCCGCGGAAGCGAGTCCTATCGTGATGGAGGAACCCATGAGTCTCACGACCGACGAGCTAGCCCGCTACCCGACGTGGACACCGCGGGCGAGCCGCTGGGTGACTGAGGTCGAGGCCGTCATCGAAGTCGAGGTCGAGGAGCAGGTGAGCAATGCGTTCACGTTCTGGCTGTTTAGCCTCGCGGCGGGCACCATCGCCGGCATCGCTGTAGGTCTGGCCGTCGCGTGAAGACCGCCGTCGCGGCCGATGCGCCTGAGCCGACCGAGCCGAACATGGTCACGACCTCGGCGACAACAAGCGTCGCATCGTTCACTCTCACCAACCTGACTCTTGCCGCGATGCCCAAGGCGCCCCTGACGTCGATGGCCTTTCAGTCCGCCGTCGCTGCGTGGGCGGCGCAGTTCGGCGCGGGCGGCTCGGCGCGGCTCACGGTCCGAGAACGCCCGGAGGGGTTCCTCTTTGAGCTGTGGGACCAGTGAGGGTCGTGGCCCAGCGCGGCGGGCCGGGACTGCTCCTCGTGCAGACGCGCGTCGTCGACAAGCTGGCGTGGGGCCGTATCTGGAACGTACATCGCGGCGAGATGGGCCGAGAGACGCCTGTCGATGCAATCCTGAAGTTCGGATACTGGGAGGCGTACACTGGCCCGCAGCCGAGCGCCGAAGCTATGGCGTCCGCGAGGGCAATAGGAGGGTTCGATGGCGACAGCCAAGGCCGACAAGGCCAACGAGGTCAGTCCCGAGCATCCCGGTAACGACGTGATGCCATCGGTCAACAACAACGACCCGGTTCAGGTAGCCCCGGCTCCTGCCGCGGACCCTGCCGAGGGCCAGAAGGACGCTGCCAACGACGAGCAGCTCAACGAGAACCCGCAGCCCGAGGTGGCCGTCGGTCCCGACCGCGGCAAGAAGCTCGAAGCGGCCGGCTCCGCGCAGGACTCCCACAAGTCCGGCATCCGCACCAGCGTCAACACGGTCTGGTGCCCCGAGGACGGCCTCGGCCATCCCATCGGGACGCAGGTCTGCCCCGCCTGCGGAACCAAGCTGAAGTGAGCATCGAGCGCGCCATCGTCATCGGCATCCTCGTGGTCATCTTCATCATCGTGCTGAAGGCGCTCAACGTCTTCTGACCGCAGGCCCATTCAGGCCCGCCGCTTCCTTCGGCAGGAGAGCGGCGGGCCTGAACATTCCCTCTGGAGGTAACCCGTGGAAGCCCTCAACCTTGGCCGCGTCGGCCACTACCACGTACCGTCGGGCGTCGAGGCTGGCTCATGCCAGATGGCGCTCGTGGCCCACGTCGAGACCGAGGCGACCGGACAGCAGCTCGTGAACCTGATGGTCGCGCAGCAGGACGGGGATACCTTCACTCGGCAGGACGTTCCAGCCATGCTCCCGCCGTCCCCCGAGCGCGCGTCGTTCCACCTCAATCGGGACTGCCCCCACCGGCGCTAAGGTCTCGCGCAAACTCGTACTTGCATTCACGTAGCAGGAAGGAATACGATGCCCGAAGCAAACCCCACTGGCACCGTCGGGCTGGACCCGAACGTGTCAGACCCGCCGGCCGGGACCGAGGGCACTCCGCAGGACGGAGCGTCGGATGGAAGTGGCATCACTGATGTCGTGGTCCTCCAGAAAGAGCTGGCGAAGGTTCGGCGAGAGGCGGCTGAGAACCGGGTGAAGCTGAAGGCGTTTGAGGACGTCAAGGCCGAGTCCGACAAGGCCCAACTCACCGAGCAGCAGCGCACCGAGCGTCGCGCAGCCGAGCTGGAGCAAAAGCTGGTACTGGCCGAAGCCAAGGCGCGCACGAAGGCTCTGGAAGCCGCAGTCGCCAAGGCAGCGACCAAGCTCGGCATCGTTGACCCCGATGCGGCGGTGAAGCTACTCGATGCCGAGTCCCTCGAACTGGACGACGATGGGGAACCGAAGAATATCGACGTGGCGCTGAAGGCTCTGGTCAAGGAGCGCCCGTGGTTGGCCTCGAAGCCCGAGACTCCGACCCCGGGCTCCGTGAACGGAGCCGCTGGTGGCGAGGCTGGTCCTCCCCCGAAGCTCACGGCCGACGAACTCGCGGCTGCGCAACGGGCCGGCATGACGCCGGAGCGTTACGAGAAGCTGAAGGGCGTCAAGACACTGGACGACTGGAAGAAAGCCCAGCCGCCAGCGAAGTAGGCGGGGCAGCCCGCCATGGAGGTACAGAGGGGACATGCCGGGCTTCACGTTTCGCTACCGGACTTCCGGTGGTGCTCCGACCATCAAGGTTCTGAAGGCCAAGGACACCGAGACGCTCTCGAAGGGCGACCTCCTCAATCTGGAGTCGGGTGAGGTCGACCTTCTGGCGACCGCCGACACCGCCGCGCTCGGGGTCTGCCTCGACACGGGCGCCCGGACCGACTCCACGACCGACGTGACGTTCATCGCCGATGACGACGCCGTGTACGCCGTCACGGACGCGAACGCGCGTCTGGCCGGAGCGACGCTCGATGTCGCTGGAGCCACGAGCGCGCAGACCGTTGCGGCCAGCTCGAACAAGAACTTCGTCGTCGTCGCCCCGTCGAGCGCCGCCGAGGAGACCCTCGTGCGCTTCAACGTCGGCAAGCATCACGACAACGTCGCCCTGTAAGCGGCCTGAGAGAGAGGGGAATACCCAATGACCATGGCCGCCGCCAACTGGGCGGAACTGCTCACGCCACAGACCACGGAAGCGTTCTACACCGGGTTCACCGACAGCGGACGGCGCTCGTCGATGGTGGAGTCCATCTACCGCATGGAGACCTCGGAGCGCGCATTCGAGGAGCACATCGGTATCGGCCAGTTCTCCTCGCAGGGCTGGGAGTTCGAGAAGACCGGGCGCGTCGAGTACGACGACCGGAACAAGGGCTACGCCAAGCGGTTCACGCACGTCGAGTTCGCCAAGGGCTTCATCGTCCAGCGGCGCCTCATCGACGACAATCTCACGAGCGTCGTCTTCGACGATGCACGCGAGCTGGGTGACGCTGCTTTCCGCAAGCGCGAGAAGTCGGCCGCCGCCATCTTCAACAACGCGTTCACCGACTCCGGCACCGACGCCGAGGGCTTCGCCATCGCTGGAGCCGACAGCGTCGGTCTGGCCTCGACCGCCCACCCGTACAACCCGGGCGATACGACGACGCAGTCGAACGAGGGCACGCTCGCGCTGACGAAGGACAACCTGCGGTCGGTGCGACAGGACCATATGTCCTTCGTCGACGACCGGGGCGACATCCTCAACATCATGCCCGACACCCTTCTGGTTCCGCCGGAACTGGAAGACGACGCGCTGACCCTCATGCGCTCCTCGATGGACCCGACCTCGGCGAACGGGGCCATCAACCCGCAGGCCGGCCGCTTCAACGTGATGACGTGGCACTACCTGACGGACGCCAACGCGTGGTTCCTCATCGACTCGGCCCGGATGAAGCGTGACCTCATCTGGTACGAGCGCATCCCGGTCGAGTTCGGCCGCGAGGAGGACTTCGACACCTTCCAGACGAAGTTCCGCGCGTACATGCGCTACAGCCGCGGCTTCCGCGACTACCGCTGGGTGTTCGGCCAGAACCCGAGCTAGGCCCGGGCGGGGCAACCATCTGACGGCCCGGTCGAGTAGGAGGGTGACTCGACCGGGCCGTTGCTCACTGAGAGAGGGGTTGACGCAGACATCATGGGTACGACGAACTTCCCTGATGGCATCTCGGCTGGTGCCGGGGCAGCCATCACCACTTCGGACGGCATCTACAGCGGCCACCGCCGCAAGGTCAACCTTGCTGCCGCCACGCAGTCGCTCACCGCGGCCCAGTCCGCCGAGAAGTTCGTCGGAGCCGTGGACGCTGTGTTCACCCTGCCGGCAGCCTCGGCGGCCACGGCGGGCGTCTGGTACGAGTTCGAGACCGGGTCACTGAGTGCCGCCACCGGGCTCTCTGTCTCGCCTGCGGCGGCTGACGCCATCGGCGGCGACGGCATGACCTCGGTGATTGACAAGGACATCATCAACACTGGCGCGACCGACCGACTCGGCGACTCGGTTCGTATCTACTGCACGGGTGTCGCGGGCACCACGGCATGGCGCGTCGAGACCGTCGTCGGGGCGTGGGCCAAGGAAGCGTAGTCCGGTGAGTGAAGCCGAGAAGGCCCGGCGGTACGAGAAGTCGTACCCGGGCGCGGTCAACGACGAGTCGCAGGCGGCGGCTCGTCAGGACCGGATGGACTACAAGGACCGGCAGCAGGGCGGACGGCGAGGCTCGCGCTTCGTCTCCGTGCCCGAGCTGCCGTGGCATCGAGAGAGGGGCTGAGACGCGTGCAGTACGACCGGGTTGCCATCACGACCGACGGCGCGGGCGCTGCCACGGTCTACTCCAAGCCGTTCGCTGGCCTCATCGCGGGCATCTATCTGGAGCGGGACGCAGTCACGCCGCCGGACGGGACCGCTGACTTCACCATCACCGACCACGCGACCGGCGCCGCCATCGTGACGGCCACCAACCTCGCGGCTTCTGCGCGGTTCGTTCCTGCCGAGCTGGCTGACGACCTCGCCGGGGCGGACCGGGCCGGCGTCCCGGCGCTCATCCCGGTGCATGGTGCCATCAAGATTGTGGTCGCTCAGGGTGGCGCGTCCAAGCTCGCCTACGCGCACATCTACGTGAGGGACTGCTAGACCAGCTCGGGTCGGACCATGAGCCAGCGGAGGAACTGATGGCGTTCACAAACGCGGAGCTGGTTCGAGCAGCCGCAGGCGACCCCGGCCGATGGGTCCGAGACGTCGCCTCGGGTGACGCTGCGTCGACAGAGTTCTACGTGAGCGCCACGCCGCTCATCGGGAACTCGCAGACCATCACGGTCGGCGGCGCGGCCCGGACCGAGGTGGCGGCGGCGCCCGGCGCGACCGAGTACACCATCAACGACGAGTCGGGACGCATCATCTTCGGGACCGCCCCGGCGACCGGCACCGACAACATCATCGTCGTCTATAAGTCAGTCCGGCTCACTGACGCTGAGGTCACCGAGGCCATCCGCCAGTTCGGCCTCGTCGCCGCCGACACGGCCGAGGTCGGACCGACGACAGCGGTGTACAGCATCGCCGCGTGGCTGTGTGACTGGATGGCTGCGGCCACCGCGGGCGACTACGACTTCGAGACGGACGGGCAGAGCTACAAGCGCGGCACCGTGTCGGCGTCGTGGGCCGCCCGAGCCGAGGTCAACCGCGGGCTGGCGCGACGGTCCGGCGGGCTGATATCGGTCCCGGTCACTCGGATGGACGGCTACGCTCGACGCGGCGAGTACACGACGCAGGACATCGGCGACGTGTCCGCGCGGAACCCGCGCCGTCGGTTCTACGGTGAACAGGACGTCCTGCCGTGACCCGCGGACTCAGCGGTCACGAGCTTGCGCAGATGCGTCAGACCGCCGACGAGTACCTGCCCGACGCCATCTCGGTCTGGCGTGCCACACGGGCGTCGGATAGCGGCGGCGGCCAGACGTCGACCTTCGCCCGAGTGGCCTCGCTCCGTGGGCGCAAGTCGCCGCTGACCACGGTCGAGTCGGAGGAGCAGGTGTACGCCGACCGGCTCGGCGGCAACCAAGGGTGGTGGCTCTCGCTCCCTCGCGGGACGGACGTGCGGCTGGGGGACCAGCTCCGCAGCGACGGCCTGACGTTCGAGGTCGTGTCCACCGACGCGAGCCGCTCGTGGGACATCACCCTGCGTGTGATGGGCAAGGAGCTGGTGTAGGTGGCGAACAGCTCCGTCACGGTCACCAAGGTCGCGTTCAACCGTATCCCGGCCATCGCCCGGGCGCTGACGCGCGAGTCGAATATCATCGTCCAGAAGGTCGCGACCGACATCCACTACGAAGTCGTCGCGAGCTTCGAGGGTCCGAAGTCGGGCCGCTACTACGCCGTCCCGGGCGTCCGCTCCAGCCGCAAGGGCGGCGGCGGCCGGCGGCACCGCGCGTCGGCTCCGGGGCAGGCGCCGGCCCGGATGTTCGGACTGCTGGCCGCGTCGACCGCCATCGGCCGGTCCTACAACCAAGCCGTCATCTACGTGGGCTCGAAGTACGCCGCCCATCTGGAGTACGGGACGAGCCGGATGGCCGCCCGGCCGTTCCTGCGCCCCGTCGCCCGCAAGTACCAAGCCATCTTCAACTTCGCCATTCGCATCATGGTCGAGCGCGCCACGGGTGCGAGGTGAGCGTCGCCGCCTTCGCCGCTGGCATCTACGCAGTCCTCAACCACGCGTCGGTCACGTCGCTGGCGACGGGTGGCGTGCATCGCGCCAAAGCGCCGCTCGGGACCGCCTACCCGTACGTGGTGTTCACGCCCGAGCCGGCGCCCGGGCTCGGTGACGTGCTGACCGGCGAGGCGTGGCTGGACATGGCATGGGACGTCAAGGTCATCGACAAGTCCGACTCGGCGGCGGCGGCTGACGCGGCCTACGCAGCGGTCCACGCGCGCCTTCAGGACGCCGCCCTGAGCATCGCTGGGCACTCGCTCATGTACTGCCGGCGCCGTGGCCTCATCGCCTACGACGAGGACGGCGAGGGCGGGGTCACCTACCAGCACGTCGGCGGGCGCTACCGCATCATGGCGCAGGCGACATGAGTCTTCACGTGAGGGCTTGCAGGCGTTATCCTGCGGGCAGGAGGGGTATCCGTGGCTGAGTTCTTCATCGCGACGACCGGGCTCGACTGGGTCGACCCAAAGACCGGGCGAGGGGTCCGGGTCGAGCCGGGTGAACGCGCCGACGCCGTCCCTGAGAAGTCTCGCCACTGGCTCATCGAGCAGGGGCTCATCGAGCCGTGCGACGCCAAGGGTGAGCCGCTCCCGAAGAAGGGTGGGTAGGTCATGGCATTCGTCCACGGCTCCAAGGCGAAGCTCTACGCGAGCGGGTTCGACCTGACCGCGTTCTTCAAGAGCGCGTCGGTCCAGCGGACCGCCGACATGGCCGAGACCTCGGCCTTCCTGACGTCAGCCAAGTCGTATATCCCCGGGATGCACGACGCGACCTTGTCTGCGGACGGCATGTACGAGGGCACCGCGACGGGCGTCGACGCCATCCTCTCGCCGCTGCTTGGGCAGGAGACGCCGCTGGTGGTGGCGCTCGACGTCGGCGTCGAGGCGGTCGGGTCGGTGTGCCATTGCATGGTCGGGACGCAGAACACGTACGACGTCGACACCTCGACCGACGACGTGGCGGCCGTGAGCATCGAGTTCCAGAGCAACGTAGGCGCTGAGCGGTGCCTCATCCACAAGGTGCTCGGCGCCATCACCACGGCCAACGACGGCAACGGCGCGTCCATCGACAACGTTGCGTCCAGCGCGAACGGCGGCGTCGGGTACGTCCAAGTCACCGCGGCCTCGGGTACGCCGACCCTGACCGCCAAGGTCCAGCACTCGGTCGACGACTCGGTGTGGGCCGACCTCATCACCTTCACGGCCGTCACCGTGGTCGGCGCCGAGCGAGTGGCCGTGGCTGGCACCGTGAACCGTTACACGCGGTCGACCGAGACCATCGACCAAGGCTCGGTGACCTACATGATGGCGTTCGGCCGCAAGGCATTCTAAGAGAGAGGGGTTCCGACCAATGGCGTTCACTCATGGCTCCAAGGCAAAGTTCTCGGTCCACGACAGCTCGGCCACGCTGCGCGACATCTCCAGCTACTTGACGAGCACCGGGCTCTCGCGCATGGCCGACATGGCCGAGACGTCCGCGCTCGGGACCACGGCCAAGACCTACATCCCGGGCATGACCGACGGGACCATCCCCCTTGATGGGCAGTTCGACCCGACCATCGACGGCTATCTGTCCCCGCTGCTCGGGTTCGAGACCCCGCTGTCGTGGGAATACTTCCCGGCCGGGACGCCCGTTGGCGTGACCAAGCCGAAGTACAGCGGGGCGGCGTTCCTGACGAGCTACGACATCGAGACCGGCACCGACGACAAGGCCGGCATCAGTGGTGAGCTTCAGCTCACCGGGGCCGTCACCCGCGCCACCGCGTAACTGAAAGGAACCTCACCCTTGGCACCCTCCAAGAGCCCCCGCATCCTCTCGGTCGAGGACATCCTCAGCTCCGACGACCTGCCCGAGCAGGTGGTCGAGACCCCGGAATGGGGCGGTGCGGTTCGCATCAAGCCATTCAGCAAGGCCAAGAGCGTCCAGCTTCGCGAGGAAGCCGGCGGCACCGAGCTGGACATGGGCAAGTTCGAGATGCTCCTGTTCATCCACGGCGTCATCGAGCCCCAGTTCACGGTCGAGCAGCTCTCGGTCCTGTCGGAGAAGTCGGCGCACGTCATCGACCGAGTCCTCTCGGTCATCATGCTCGCGAGCGGTCTCACAGAGGAGGCCCGGCAGAAGGCCAAGGGCACGTTTCCTACGGGATAACGGCAAGCGGTTCGACTTCATCCTCACTCGCGAACTGAAGCTAGGCACCGTCGCCGACATGAGGCGGCGGATGAGTTCACGTGAATGGACGGAGTGGTCCGCGTTGTACGAGCTGGAGCAGGACGAGCGCGAGCGGGAGGCCCGTAAGGCCAAGGCCCGACGAGGCCGCCGATGATGGGCGGGGCGGGCGAGGCAGCCCGCCTGTTCATCACGGTCGGCATGAACGCGGCCGGCGCGGTCGCGGGCATGAAGGCGCTCGGGACGCAGGTCGACGACATGGGCGGCAAGGTCCAGACGTGGGGCAAGACCGTCGGCGCTGCCTTCCAAGGGCCGCTCGATGCGTTCGGGCGCATCGGTGACGCTGCCGACGGGATGCGCTCCGTGGCGGGCGCTGTGGCCGGGCTGGCGCAAACGCTGTTCTCAGGCGCGGCGCGCAACGAGCAGTACGCCATGTCGTTCGAGGTGCTCATGGGCAGCACCGACAGGGCCACGTCGCATATCGAGGAACTGAAGCGGTTTGCGGCCGAGACGCCGTTCACCATGCCCGGCATCGTCGACGCCAGCAAGCAGCTCGAAGTGATGGGCGGCAGCGCGCTGAACACCATCGAGAACCTGCGCACGGTCGGCGACGTCGCCGCCGGCACGGGGACCGACATCGCAGCGGTCGGCGTCCAGTTCGGCCGGCTCTACGACGGCATGAAGAACGGCACGCCCTTTGGCGAGGTGATGATGCGCCTCGGGGAGATGGGCGCCCTGTCCGGCGAGTCGAAGCGGAAGATATTGGAGCTGGCCGAGCAGGTCGAGTCCGGCGGGATGACCATGGAGGACGCGTGGAAGGGCGCGACCAAGGAGTTCGGGCGGTTCGCCGGCATCACGGCCAAGCAGTCCAAGAGCCTCGGCGGCCTGTGGTCGACGTTCACCGACACCCTCGACGACGGGTTCGCGAGGATTGGCACGAAGCTCCTGCCCATCGTGAAGCCCGTGCTGGAGGGCGCCATCGCCCTGTTCGGGAAGCTCGCTGACGCGGCGCTCGTCGTGATGGACAACTTCGAGATATTCGCCCCGTTCGTGGTCGCCATCCTCGTCCCGGCCGTGTGGGCGCTCACCGCCGCGGTGTGGGGTCTGGCGTCTGGCGTCATCGCGGCGACGTGGCCGTTCCTCGCGCTCGCGGGCATCCTGACCGTCACGTTCTTGGCCGTGAAGACGCTCATCGAGGCCGGACTCAACCTCATGGGCTGGCTGCTAGAGACCATCCCCGCCCTTCAGGCCGTCATCATGCCGTTCACGGCGCTCGCGGAGGTCATCGGCTTCGTCGGTGGGGTCATCGGCGACTTCGTCGGCACCACGGCAGAGGCGTCGGCCCAAGCCGTGGCGAACACGGGCTACATGGCGACCGCGATTAGGGACGACATGTACGACCGCGCGCCGGAGATTGACGCCGCCGCGAAGGCCATGGCCGCGCCCATCGAGGCCCGAGTCTATATGTCTGCGTCAGCGGCACAGGCGCACGTGCGTTCGATGGCTCGGACCATCCTGTCTGACCTCGACGCGGCCCGGGAGGTGATGTCCGGCTCGGCGAGCGCCTACGCAGATGCGATGTACGACCCCATCATCGCCGCAGCCGACCTGTACCTCGTGCGCCAGCAGCAGAAGGACAAAGACCTGCTGGCCGACCTCCAGTCGAGCAACAAGGCCACGGTCGCCGAGGCTCGCAAGAAGGTCGCCGAGCTGGAGAAGCAGGAGATTGCGCTGACCACGCTCCTGATGACCTACGGCACCGACCAGCAGCAGATTGCCGCCATTCAGGGCTACCTCACGTCGCGCGACTGGGCCAAGGCGTACGCGAAGGGCACGCCCGAGCAGAACGCCGCTCTACGTGAATACGAGGCCAACCTCCGGGCGCGGCTGGTCGAACTCCAAGCGACGGGCAAGAAGGGCGGCGAAGCGGCCGGCTACGACACCGGCATGGGTGTCAAGTCCGGCATCGGACAGTCGACCACGGGCGCCTACAACTGGGGTATGCGGACCATGGGCGCCTACGCCAACGGCATCCGCGACAGCGCCGCCACCGTCACGCAGGCGGCGAGGACCGCGGTGTACGGCGCGAACGGTGTGCTGCGAGCCAACTCCCCGCCCGGTCCCGAGTCGCCGCTCCATGACATCGACCGCTGGGGCTTCCGTACTGGCGAGACCTACGTCCAAGAGCTGGCTCGCGGCCTGTCGGGCGCCGGGGCGGCCGTGGCGGCGGCGTTGCGGCCTGCCGGGGCTCCGCTGGCGGCGGCACCGTCGCCGGCCGCCATGGGCGCTCCACGGGGCGCTGGCGGCGGCGGGGCGATGACCCTCCAGTTCAACTTCCAGTCGGTCACCCCGTACAGCCCGGGTGAGCAGGTCGAACTGGGCAACCGGGTCGGGCCGGCGGTCTACGAGTACCTGCGCTCACGGGGAGCCGTCGGCTAGTGGCCTTCGCATACGTTCAGGGCGCCGCATCGGGCAATAGCGGTTCGGACGGCGGCGGCAAGGTCACCACGCTCGGGTCGGTCCCGACCATCGGCAACCTTCTCATCGGCTCGGCCATGCATCGCGGCGGCGGTACCGACAGTTGGCCGCTCGATTGGACGCAGCTCATCCCGCAAACCAAGCGCATCGCCGCCGAGACTGGCGGGTTCTCGTTCTACTACAAGGTCGTGGACAACGCAAGCGACCAGACGCTGACGTTCCTCGGGGCCAGCGCGGTTACATGGCCCAACCAGACCGTCCTGATGGAGTTCTCGGGCATCGCCGGAACGCCCACGGTGGACATCTCCGCCGAGCAGCTATTCGTCACCGACACGACGCCCGACATGCCAGCCATCACGCCGACGGCGGGCATCGAGATGTTGTTGCTTGCCGTTCAGACCAAGCAGCCAGCCACGCCCAACCCGGGGCCGCAGACCATCACCGGCTGGACGGCCGCGAGCGGTGCGGACACGGGGTATGCCTTCTTGGGCAACCGCCACCGAACGAACGCGTGGTATCGGATTGTCTCCAGCGCATCGGGGACGTACGGCCCCGTCACGCTGTCGGCAAGCTCCGAGTCCGAGGACGGCAACATCGTCCACATCGCCATCATCTCCGGCCCGATGATGGCGAACTTCTCGGCCACACCGCTGACCGGCACGCGCCCGCTGGCGGTCCAGTTCACCGACCTGACCACGAAGGTCCCCACCTCGTGGGAGTGGGACTTCGGCGACAGCTCGGTCTCGACCGAGCAGAACCCGCTTCATGTCTACGCAGAGGCCGGCACCTACACCGTCACTCTCATCGCCGCGAACGCCACCGAAACCGACACCGAGACCAAGGTCGCGTACGTCGTGGCGTCCATCCCGACGGCCTCGGACCCGACTGACTCGCCGACTGCGGGATGGTGGGTCGACTGGGGCGATGACGGGTTCGACGCGGCCGGCTCGTCCGGCGATGAGCTGGCGCGCTCCCTGCCGCAGAGCACGGGCGCGACGGCCAACGACGACATCACCTCGAAGGTCAAGTCCGTCACGTGGCAGCGCGGCGGGCAGGCGGACCTCATCGGCGGCCAGACGCCCGGCGGGTGCATCCTCACCGTCGACAATCAGGACGGGAGGTTCAACCCCGACAACACGGCCGGCCTGTACTACGGGCTGCTGAAGCCGGGCCGCAAGGTGTGGGGCGGCGCGCTGCGCACGACTGGCACGACCAAGGGGTTGTTCGGCGGCTACCTGAAGGAGGTCGTCCCCATCCCGGGGCCGGCTAAGGAGGCGCAGCTCATCTGCCACGACGTGTTCGGGCTCTGGAAGGACGTCCGACTGAAGGTCGGGTTCTCATCGAACCGGACGGCGCTGGAGTACCGGAAGGACATCCTGACCGCGCTCGGCGTCCCCGATGCAGCTCGGGTGCTCGCGCCGGAGGACGCCGAGCTGCGGGTCTCGGGCGCGGACGAGAAGAACGCCATGAGCGTGCTCGACCGGCTCAATCAGGCGACCGCCACTCGGCACGTCATCATCCCGGCCGACAGCAAGAACGACCTGTACTACTACCGGACCATCGGACGCAACGACAACCTCGGCAACGCCGTCCCGGCCGCCACGCTGACCGACCTCGACATCACCGGCATGTCGGGCCTGCGGCTGACGCTCGACACCATCGTCAACTATCAGCAGGTCACGCTCCACCCGTACGTGTTCGACGCCTACACCCGGGTATGGGAGTACGGCGACATCCCGTTCTCGCTCTCGGTCAACACGACCAAGACGGTGACCGCGGTCTTCGGCTCGTGGGTCAAGAACCCGACTGTCGTCGTTGCCTCGTCGGGCGCTGCGGTCACGGCCGTCGCGGTCAACTATGGGCGCTCCCTTGCCATCACGCTGACCGCGGCCGGCGACGCCAACGTGACCCTGCTGTACGTTCAGGGCCAGCTTGCGACTGAACTCGGCCAGACCACCGAGTTCGCCGAAGACTCCGCATCGCAGGCCGACTACGACACCATCCGTGAGGGCGGCGCGGTGGACGTCGAGTTCATCGCCGAGTCAGGTATCGCGAGAGCCGTGGCGGATGCCATCATCGGGCGCAGCTCCCGACCGCGCTACCGACCGCAGGTCACGATGCGCAATCGGTTCGACAAGGCGCTGACCTATGACGTAGGCAACGTGGTGCTCCAGACCGTCGACGAGCTGAGTCTGACCCGGCGCTTCGAGATTGTCGGCTGCACGGGCTCGGTGTCGCAGGGCGGCAAGGTATGGGACTTTGGTTGGACCTACCTAGAGACGCCGCTTCAGACTACACTCGCTCTGTTCACCCTGAACTCGTCGGTGCTCGACGGCCCCGACCTGCTCGGCTTCTGAGGGGAAGACCTTGGCGTACACGACCATGAAGACGTGGGCGGCGCTCGTGACGCTCACTGCGGCCGAACTGAACACGTATCTGCGTGACAACATGGAGTACGTGAAGGGTCGCCTCGACGGGCTGGAGCTGTCGGGCGTCACGGTCTCCCGCGGGTCCGCGCAGAGCATCCCCGACTCGACCGAGACTGTGGTGTCGTGGACGGCAATCCGGGTCGAGGTGAACGACTGGTGGACGTCGGGCACCAACGTCGTCGTTCCGGTCGGGACCGTGCCGGGCTCGGCGACCGCTGTCGGCTGCCTCGTCTTCGGGACCGTCACGTTCACGGCCAATGCCACCGGCTCCCGGCGCATCGGCATCTACAAGAACGGCACGGTCGTTCGGGAGAAGACCCTCAGCGCGCTCACCGGAGAGGCGACCGAGGTCGAGGTCATCTTCTTCGAGACCATGGACGACGGCGACATCTTCACTGTTCAGGCGTGGCAGTCGTCCGGTGGCGCGCTCAACGCGACGGCCATCTTCAGCGCCATCCGGCTTGGCCCGGTCGACTGAGAGGGGATTAGATGGCGAGAGCGACGGAGCTACTGAACTCGAACACAAAGGCGGTCGACGTCCTTGTCATCGGGGCGACCTCGTACTACAAGGAAGGCATCGTTGGGCGGGCGGGCTCGCTCGACCACGGCATCGCCGCGACCCGCATCGGGACGCACGCCGACGACGCCGCCTTCGCGGTCGCGACCGATGCCGTGGTCGCCATCGGTGCGCTGGCTGACCAGACCAGCCCGGACAGCGTCGACGAGGGCGACATCGGCGCCCTGCGCATGACCCTCGCGCGGATGCTCGAAGTCGTGTCCGTCGCTGACGTGGCGACGCTGTCCAACCTCGCCAGCGCGACGGCCAGCGCGACCGCGCTGGCTGCCAACGCCAACCGCATCGGGGCCACGTTCTACAACGACGACGCCAATGGCGTGTACCTGAAGTTCGGCGCCACCGCGTCGGCCACGAGCTACACAATCCTCATGGCGTCAGGCACCTACTACGAGCTGCCGGCGCCGGTCTATCGCGGCGTCATCGACGCCCTGTGGGTCGCCGACGGGGCCGGCTCCCTGCGCATCACAGAGCTGACCTAAGATGCCGTACTACGGCTCCAGCGGGTCCGCCATCACCGTCAAGGAGGAAGGCGTCGCCCTGACGACCGCTGCCTCGTCGCTCGACTTTGCCGGGGCAGGCGTGGTCGCGACCGGCACCGGGGTCGACAAGCTAATCACCATCGCGGGCGCCAGTGGTGGTGGTGGCAGCGTCGCGCACTCTTATGTTGGCTACAACACCGTAGGCGGCACGGTCGAGGACGCAGTAGCCAACCGCCATATCGCCAAGCAGGTCACACTCGCTGCGGAGTGTGTCGTGGCGTCGGTCGCCGCATACGTTCAGGTTGACACAGGCCCCGACACGTCCGGCTTCGGCGTCGGCGTCTGGAGCGACAACGCGGGCGCCGTGGGCAACCTCATCGCGTTCAATATGCCGCGCGGCGCTGGCTCGTCCGGCTCGCCGGGCGCTCCATTCGTAATCGTCGCGTCGGCGCCTCGCTGGATAGACGTTCCGCTGGGGGTGTATCTCCCGGCCGGGACGTATTGGGTGGGCATCCTCACCTTCGCGCTGGGCTCCGGCGGCAACCGCCTGAACATCTACTACGACGCCAGCGGCACCGACCGGCGCTTCGACTCGGCCGACTCCTACATTGCGGACGGTGCTGTAGCGGCGCAGACGGACACGACCCGCAAGTACAGCATCCGCGCGTCGGTGCTCGCACAGGGCGGCGCGTCCGACCCTATCGCCACCCAGTTCGGCACACCCGATACGGCCTATGAGTTCGCCACCACTAGCTTCACCGGGCTGACCGCGATGGGCACGCTCGACTCCGAGTCCATGCACGGGACTGTTCTCGGGCACTACTACGCGAGCGACAACGACGCGGCGCAGGCTGGCCGCTACGCCGCCGTGTCGGCGCCGTTCACTGCCATCGTCAGAGTGTCGGACGCGGCGCTCCGCGCCAACTACCAGTACGTCGGGATGTTCTGCGGGGTCGCCACACCGGGGAAGATGGTCTGGCTGGGGACCGGCTGGGCCGATGGCGGGGTAGTCAAGACCTTCACGTTTGCAACACCCACGGACGCCTCGCCCGGAAGTCCGGGGGTTCTACAGGCGCCACCCGCAAGCGAGGCGTTCGGCGGCTCCTATCTGGCTATCGTCGCCACCTCGAACACGAACATCTCCTACTACTGGAGCAGGAATGGGGTCTTGTGGTTCACCATCCTCTCGGCTCACGACAACTCGATGACGGTCGGGGCGGTGGGCATGTCTATCGGCGTGTACGGCAGTGGGCCAGCCGTGGCGGGGGCGTATGACTTCATGCGTATCTGGAACTCAGTACTGACCATCCCCGGCACATGAGCGTCGAGTGGCTCTCCGGGTTCGCCGCGGGCATGGTCGTCTACGCGCTCATCGACGCGTACCTCTTCCCGCGCATCGCCGCCCGGCTGGCTGACCGTCGCCGGGTCGCGCTCCCGGTCCGGGTCGAGCGACGGTCGCGCGGTGGCGAATGAGACCCCGCCGGACCGACTCATCCAGCGATTGCGGGCGGTGTCGGCGGCGGTCATCCTCGCCCTCATCGTCTTCCTCGTGGTCGTCGACGCGGTCGGCCGTCTGTTCATCACGGCCGACTTCCGCGTCTCCGAGGTGTTCCTTGGGACGCTGGTCGGTGCGTTGATGCTGGTGCTCGGCATCGAGGTCGCGTCGCGCATCCCGCGGGTCGGGGGTCCGAAGTGACTGGCGCGACCATCGGCGCGGCCATCGCCATCCTGAGTCTGCGTAGATAGATGGACGTCACCGTCACCCTGCCCCTCTGGCTGCCGGCGAGCAACCTGTTCCTCAGCATCATCATCTGCGTCGCCGCGCTATGCCTGACCGTCAGGGCCATCCACCGGGGCGCTCGCGGCCCCGCGGCCCTCGTCCGGGGCGCGTTCGTGTGGGCCTGCGTCGCTGTCATCCTCAGCGGCTCCCTGAGCCAGCTCGGGTTCCTCAGCGTCGAGGTGTGGACGGCCCTCGGCACGGGCGGTCGTGTCGCCATGGCGGTGACCCTTGTCACGCTTGTTACTATTCGGACATGACCTACGCTGCCCGCGCCAAGAAGGCCATGGCCCTTCGTAACACCGACCCGTTCCAGCAGTTCGGCACGACTGACGACGAGTCGACCCGCAACGGAGCCGACGGCTGCACCCACACCGTCATCCGCTACCTCGCCAAGCTGTGGCTCAGGCGGACGCTCTCGCATGACCAGATATCGGTCCTCGCGGGCTGGGGCACCCAGCGCCCCGGGCGTGGCCTGTACCCGTCCGAGGTCCAGCGGGTGTGCGACCGCATCGGCCTGCCGTATGACGTGCGGGGCGGCCTGACCGCCTACCATCTCCTCCTACTCTCGGCTCGCGGCCCCATCGGCTTCGGCCACAAGTACGACTGGTGGCCCGAGGAGCACGGCTTCGTCTACTACGGGACGCGCGCCGACGGCTACCCCAACGGCTATGCCACCCCATACGGAGCGGCCGGCCGGACCCAGCTCAAAGGCTTCAGTGGAGCGCACTTCGGCCTGCTCATCGGCTGGGACCGGACCATGTCGGACACCAGCCGCCGCGTCGTGGCATGGGAGCCCAACCACAACAGCCCCAGCCGACCCGAGAACCCGCCGTATGACCAGATGACCTCGCGCCAGTTCCGGCGGGTATACGAGTCCTACAATCGGAAGCTGGGCCGGACGCCCTACGCGCTCGTGCCCACGAGGAGCCTGCCGCTATGAGCAAACACCCCCGCACCTACGTTGGCTTGGACGGCGAGCCCTACACGGTGGACATGCACGACGGTTTCCCTGACGCCGCCGACCCCGGCACCGACCCCATCACCGAGCCCGAACCCGAGGATGACCCTTCGGTCGGCCACGAAGCGCCAGAGGAGGACTGACGTGCTGGACGTGGTCCGCACCCGCGTCTACATCAACGGCGTCGAGATTGGTCCGCCGCCGCACAGATGTTGGTCGGCGACGGGGGTGCCGACCATCTTCACCCGCGTCTACATCAACGGCGCATGGACCAAGCCCAACGACGCCGACCCCATCACCGAGCCCGAACCCGAGGATGACCCTTCGGTCGGCCACGAAGCGCCAGAGGAGTAGACATCATGGGTAGCATCTTCGGCCGTGAACCGGCGGCCATCGCCGCGTTCGTCGCCATCGCCATCAACCTCGCCATGACCTTCGGGCTTGGCCTGACCGTTCAGCAGGTGGCGCTGGTCAACACGCTCGTCGTGGCCGGCCTCGGCCTCATCGTGCGCCAGAGCGTCACCCCGGTCGGCTCGCCGCAGCTCCCGGCCGGCACGAGCGTCTCGACCCCGGACGGGGCGTCCGCAACCGTCACGCCGAACTGACCCACCGAAAGCCCGCCGAGACCCCCAGCTCGGCGGGCTTTCTCTTTGCGGGCGACTGTCTGGCTGGCGCGCCTACTTGACAGGCATGAGACAATGGTTGTACGCGAGGACGTGCCTCGCCGGGAGCTGGAGGAACGGGATGCTCGACAAGGTGCTCGAAGACATCATCAACGGCGACGCGTCGCTCCGGGGTCTGTTCATGGCTGCGCGCGTGCCGCGCTACCGCTACTGGCAGGCCAGCGACGGGGCCATGTTCGTCTGGACGACCGAGCGGTTCAGCGACGGCAAGTTCGGCTCGGCGGTGCTCGTGCCGACCGGGCCGGGCGCTCGCTCGGGCCGGCGCAAGGTGACGAGCTGGCGGACCACGCGTGAGGTCCATGTGCAGTCGAGGGCGCTCGCCAAGGCCCGCGCTCTCCGCCTGTTCAAGCAGCACGAGCTGAAACTGCGTGCTTGACGCGCCAGTGTGCCGGTAGTACCATTCACGTAGAACCCCGGTCTCACCGGGGGCTGGGTGAAAGGGATGACCAAGATGGCACACGAAGTAGAGACCATGGCCTACGTCGGGAACCGCGGGCTGCCGTGGCATATCGGCGATACCAAGGATGTCTCGACCGAGCTGGACGACCTCGTCACGGGTGACGAGATGCTCGTCGCTGGCGGGCTCAACTGGGTCGTCGACCAGCGCAAGCTGTTCATCCCGGGCAGCGACGGCGGGTTCGTCGAGGTGCCGGGCTGGGTGTCGAACACCCGCATGAGCGACGACAAGTCGCTGGGTGTCGTCCGACCGTCCTACCGGGTGCTCCAGAACGACGTCCTCACGCAGTTCGGTGACGCGCTCGTGGACGACGGTGGGGCCAAGTACGAGACCGGCGGGTCGCTTCGCGGCGGCCAGATGGTCTTCATCTCGATGGAGCTGCCCGAGCATATCAAGGTCGCGGGCGACGACTCCGAGTACCGAACCTACCTGCTCCTGACCAACGGTCACGACGGGTGGCACAAGTTCAGCGCCGTGGTCACCATCGTCCGGGCGGTGTGCATGAACACCGTGTCGGCCGCGCTGGCCGGCGCGCAGCACCGCTTCAACATCAGCCACCGCTCCGACCTCGACGGCCGGGTGGGTGAGGCCCGCAAGGCGCTCTCGCTGACCTTCGAGTTCGAGGAGCGGTTCCAGACCACCGCGTCGGCGCTGGCGGCCAAGACCCTGTCCGAGCGACAGGTCGAGGCCATCCTCACCGACCTGTTCCCCTACGCCGAGGACATCAAGCCCGGCAAGTTCGAGCAGACCACGTTCGCCAAGGTCTTCGAGAACTGGAAGACCAGCGACACCATCGCTCCCGACATGCGCGGGACCGGCTGGGGCGTCTTCAACGCGGTGACCGAGTTCCTCGACCACAACGCCGACTACAAGGGCGGCAAGCGGGTCGACGCCGGCTCGGCTCGCGCGGAGTCCATCATCGCGGGCCGCGCGGCGGCCACCAAGGACCGGACGCTGGCGCTGCTGCTGAAGGTCTAGCGCATACACCCTCGGGAGCCCGGTCGCTGGGGAGCGCCGGGCTCCCGCCAACACAGACGGGAGACAGGGATGGCTTCACTCACCAAGGACAACACCGACGGCGCGGGCGACTGCTACGACACCGCGGCTGCCTTTGTCGTCGAGGCGTCGGACCCGAACACGGTGCTCTGCCACGGCACCGCGCTAGGGACCGGCGGCGAGGCGCTGGGCCTGCGCTACGGTCATGCGTGGGTCGAGGTCGAGGTCGCGGGCGAATGGCTCGTCATCGACCGAGCCAACGGCTTCGACTACCTCGGCCGGCGCGACCGCTACTACGCCGCAGGGACCATCCGCGAGGTCAAGCGGTATCCGAAGGCGCTGGCGATGCAGATGCTCCTCCAGCACCGGCACTACGGGCCGTGGCGATGACGTTCGGACCGAAGCCCGGCTCGCGCTGCCCGGTCGTGGAGTGCCTCTGGCGCCCGACCAAGCCGATGTGGGAGCCCGGCGGCACCGTCGAGGTCGATGACCATATGGTCGACCGCCACCCGACGACCGAGTGGGCCAAGCGGGTCGTGATGCGCCGAAGCATTGACACAGTGGCGCGCCAGCAGTAAGGTTCACGTAGAACCCCGGATGGAACCGGGGCAACGGAAGGAACTGGGATGAACGAGATGAACGACACCGAACGACGAGACCGCTGGAGCGAGGCATTCCGGGGCGGGCAGATGCTCCGGGTCCGCTCGTTCCGCTCGCGCAGCGACCGCGAGGACGTCCTGCGCTGGTCGACTGCGGACGCCAAGCACGGCGCCGCGGTGCGCGGGGAGTACGCCACGAACAGCGCCGGCCAACGCGAGCACGTCGGTTGGTCGGTCATAGAGCCGACCGAGCGCCGGGTGATGCTGCCCGAGTCGGCGTTCGACTGGCCCATCTACGTCGAAGCGAACCTCGGCAACCGGGACGCGGCGGTCGGAATGGAATGCTCCGGTCCCGACATTCTCGCGGCGGGCTTCGACTACTGGGCCGGCTACCAAGCCGTCGCTGATGCGAAGGCGATGGACGAGGCGCTCGCGAAGGCGCTGGAGACGGCGGTCGTCATCACCGAGTCCGAGATGCGGGCTCTGGATGGCGACCGATGAACGTCCGCGTGACGGCGGCCAGCGTTCCGCGCTGGTCGCCCATCGGCTACGGCTGGGGCCACACCGAGACCGAGGACGTCGTGTTCGTCGGTGACCATCGCCCGATGCGGGCACTTGTCGAGGCGCTCGGGGAGCAGGGGCCGGGCATCGAGGTGGACCTCGATGACTGGCAGCTCCTCGGCGTGACAACACGGGAGGAACTGACATGACCATGGACCCCGCCACGAGCTGGCTCGTCGCCATCCTCGTCACCACTCTCGTCGTCTACGTCGTCCTGATGTTCGCCAAGGCGTTCATCCGGTAGACAACCTCGCGGGTCTCGGGCAGACTACGGGCTGGCATGGCAATACGCCACGCCAGCCCGTAGCTGTATCTGGAGGAACGTGTGGACGAACTACGTGACGACGTGAAGTACGCGATGGCCTGCCCGAGCTGTGGTCGCCAGAAGGTGACGACCGAGCAGCTCGCTCGCGACGTCGGCCTGAGCCTGCGCACCGTGTCGAGGTTCGTGACCGGCGAGCAGGTCTCGGCGGGCACTCGGAAGAAACTGGAAGCGTGGCTCGACGCCGCGACAGCCTAGCTGTCGCAACGGAGCGAGAGGATGAACGCATGACCCACCCCCGCGAATGGCACGAAGAACGACGACGAGGCATCGGCGCCTCGGACGTTGCCGCCGTGCTCGGCATCTCCCCATGGAAGTCCCCGGCGCAGGTCTGGCGCGACAAGGTCACGCCGCTGCCTGATGACTACGTGGAACCTCCGACTCACCTGAAGCTCTGGCTCGGCACCCGGCTGGAGGAGGTCATCGCCGAGCTGTACACCGCCGACACCGGCATCAACCTGCGCCGCCCACCCGGTGCGTACTGGCACCGCAACGGCGTCATGTTCGCCAACCTCGACTTCATCCGGCTGAACCATTCCGGGCACGTCGAGGCCAAAGTCGCCAGCTTCGGCGAGGCGTGGGGTGAGCCCGGCACCGACGAGGTGCCCAAGCACTACTACCCGCAGGTGCAGGCGCAGCTCGCCTGTCGGCCGGCGGAATACGCCGAGATGGCCGTCCTCTGGCACGGTCAGGAGTTCCGGCGCTATCCCGTCCCGATGGACGACGACTACGTCGCCGACCTCGACGAGTACCTGACGTCGTGGTGGAACCAGTACGTGGTCGGCGAGGTCGAGCCACCGCTGACCGCCATGGACATCGGCGAGGTCAAGCGCCGGTTCCCGCGGGACGACGAGACCGAGATGGTCGCGACGCCCGAGCAGACGTTGACCGTCGACGAGCTGCGACTGGCGCGGGTCGCGACCAAGGCGGCCGAGCGGGTCGAGGGCGACATCGAGGTCGCCATCCGGGCGGCCATGGGCACCGCAGCGAAGCTCGTCGGCCCGGGCTTCAACATCACCTATCGGACGTCCAAGCCGTCGACGTCGGTGTCGTGGGAGCAGGTGGCCGCCGCATGGCGCTCGGCCATCACCGACGCTCGGCTGATGCCGCTCGAACAGCAAGCCGCATTCCTCGACGGGCTGGACCTCGATGCTGTCGAGTCCATCTACACCGCGACCAAGGAAGGCAGCCGGGTATTCCGGCCGACATGGAAGGAGCACAAGGGATGACGCAGAACAATCGAGGCGGGCGCGGGCGCGCGGCGCCGCCGGCCAGTCGGGCGGTCGCCATCGACCCGCGTGAGGCGTACGCGTCCATCGAGGAGTCCATCGTCCGCCGCCAGCAGGACATCGTGGCGACGCTCGCCAAGGGGCTCGACCCGGTCCAGTTTATGAAGGTCGCCCTTCAGGCCATCACGCGCACCCCGAAGCTGCTCGCGTGCACGCCGGCATCGTTCGTGCTGGCGCTGCGCGACGCGGCCGAGCTGGGCCTGATGCCGTCCGGCCTGCTGGGCGAGGGCTACCTCGTCCCGTACCGCAACGACGGCGTGATGCAGGCGCAGTTCCAAGCCGGCTACCTCGGGCTCGTGAAGCTCGCTCGCCAATCAGGCGAGGTGCTCGACGTCGAGGCCCGGATGGTCCGTGAGCGCGACGAGCTGGACATCGTGTTCGGCACGGGCGGGCACGTCATCCACCGGCCGTACATCCAAGGCCGGCACGGCACCGAAGGCCCGGGCGACCGGCAGGGTGTCTGGTTCCGGGCCGCGCTGCGCTCCGGGGTCGAGCATATCGGCTGGATGTCGATTGCCGAGGTCGACGCCATCCGGCGCCGGTCCAAGGCGGCCGACAGCGGGCCGTGGGTCTCCGACTACGAAGCGATGGCCCGCAAGACCATCACCCGAGCGGAGCTGAAGTGGCTGCCGCGCTCGACGACGCTGACCCTCGCCATGGAGCGCGAGGACGTCATCGAGGGTTCTGCGGAGATGGTCGCTGAGACCGTCGCCATCCAATCCGATGCGCAGCGTCGGCTGCTGGAGCGCGGTGGCATCAAGGTCGTCGGGTTGCCGGACGACGACACGACCCCGCCAGATGCCCCACAAGACCCCGAGCCGCCCAAAGCGGACGAAGACGTCACCGCTACGCCCATCGAGCCACAGGGGCAGCCAGCGGCGGGCACGGGCCGTTGTGGCGCGATGCACCCGGCCACCGGGCTCGGGCCATGCGTCAACGAGGCCGGCCATGAGGCGGCCGGCGCGCCGCACACCGACGCCAACGGGACGGACTGGACGTGACGAGGGCCGTCTACTGCGGCCACGCGCGGATGGTGGTTGCGAGCCACGGCACCCGGCTGGAGTTCGGGGTCGACCGCTTCGTCGTCCCGCCCATCTACGGCGTGGTCGACGTGCGCTGGCGACCACGCCGCAAGTACCCGTCGCCCCGCTGGCCCAAGGCTTGGCCCAAGCCGCCAACATGGACCTATACGTGGTTGGTGGTGGGCCTTGCCGCCAGCCCCGAAGCCGAGTAAGCCACCGAAGCGCCGTCCCGAACGAGTCGACCCGGCTGACGCTGAGTTCGTTCTACGCAGAGACGGCGAGTGCATCATCGCCAAGCTGGAGCGGCGAGGCTGGCTGACGCCGGCCAAGCTGCGTTCTCGTCCTGAAGGCGAACCCGACGAACCGAGCGAACCGCGAGAACCGATGAGAACGACGTGCTCCGGCCGGCTGACCATCGAACACACGGAGCGATACGCCGGCAGGAGGGTCCACGGCGTCTCCG